GAAAAGGGAGAAGAGGGAGACAAAAGAGTTTAACAAGATTCGGTTAACAAGTTTATCCACAAGGTATGCAAAACTTGCATATAACAAGTGGTGTGATAGAGGTATATCATTAGCTAATCATGTTAGAACTATGGCAGGTGTTGTATTTAATCATGGTATTCGTATGGAATATGTAACACTTAATCCATTTGCCGCAATTAAAAGAAGAACAAAAGAATCTAGAAAAGTAATATGGTCTAGAGAACATATAAAAGATTTCTTAGACGTAGCCTATTCTGATTTTAAAACTAGAAATATAGGATTGATTGCACAGATGGCATACGAATGGTGTCAAAGATTAGGAGATGTAAGACTTTTAAAATGGGATAACATAGATATGTCACGAAGAAGAGTACATATAGAACAATCTAAACGTAGGGCAGAAGTATTTTTACCAATATCAGATGAGTTGTTTGAGATGTTACAACAACAAGAAGAAGATTTTGGATTCCAGGAATACGTTGCACCAAGACCTAATCCTTACAGAGGTAGGTTCTTACCATACTCAGAATTTGTTTTACCAAGATTTGCTAAACGCATTATGGTAGAAGCTAACCTACCTAGTGATTTAAGATTATCTGATTTAAGAAGAACAGGAACTACAGAAATGGTTGAAGCTGGAGTAGATATTACACAGATAATGGCAGTTACAGGTCATGCTCACCCTCAATCTGTACAACCTTATATTAAAAATACTTTTGATTCTGCAAATAATGCCTTGACAAAGAGACAAAATTATGCTAAGTAATATTTATAAATTACAAAATATTAATATGGATATACATAATATTGATTTAAATATAGGTGAAACACAACGTACTAATTGTCCTCACTGTGGTGGTTACAATACATTTACGATTACAAATGATGATGGTAATTTAATTTGGAATTGTTATAAGTTGTCTTGTAATGTGAGAGGAAAAAAGAAAACAATATTATCTTCAGAAGATTTGGTAACATTGTTTAATAAAAAAGATAAAGATGTTTGTGAGTTTGTTTTACCTAGTTGTATTGTACCTGGTGAGAACAGACAGGGTGTTATAGATTTTGTAAATACTTGGGATATAGATATATTTGGTTTGATGTATGATGCTAAAGAAGATAGAGTTGTATTTCCTATCAAATGTAACAACGAGATTGTTGATGCCGTTGGGAAAGCATTGACAAGAAAACTACCAAAGTGGAAACGATATGGTAAATCACCTCTCCCATATCAGTTTGGTAGTGGTAATGCGGCAGTGATTGTAGAGGATTGCATTAGTGCTAACATTGCAGGTAGTGTTGACGGCATAGTTGGGGTCGCACTACTTGGAACAAGTCTCTTGGAAAAGCACAAACACCTCCTTTCAAAGTTCTCTACAGTTGCTGTTGCATTAGACCCTGACGCAATACTAAAAAGTTTAGAGATGGTAAAAGAGTTAAGAAATTATGTTAGTAATGTAAAGGCTATAAAACTAACAGACGATTTAAAATATAGAAATGAAGATGATTTAAATATTGTAAAAGAGGTTGTATGGAACTAACACTAATTAGAAGTTTGATGAATAAAGAATTTTATGACGAACATAAAGGTAGTAAGTGTCCTAACAGATTGTTTAGTAAAGATGTTAGAAAGATAAAACAATCTATAGATGAATCTATGGAAAAGTTTAATAGGACTATGACACCTGATGAAATAGAAGCATACTTTATATCAACAAATCCTACACTAACAACTGCACAAAAAGAAAACTATGCTAAGTTATTTAAGAATATCAAGAGTGAAAAACCTATGGGTAATGATGTGGCATCTGATGTCTTGTCAAGATTGTTTCAGCAAGTTGTTGGTGAAGATATAGCCAACCTTGGATTTGATTATGTCAATGGTATGCAATCAACTCTTGAGCCATTGCGTGGTATACTTGATAAGTATGGTGATGACTTTACACCTAACATGAATTTAGATTGGCACGATGCTAGTATGGATAGTGTGTTATCTAATTTAAAATTAAAATACAAATGGAAGTTTAACATACCCACATTGGCAAAGAGGATTCCAGGTGTTAATGCAGGACATTTTGCAATCGTTGGGGCAAGACCTAACACAGGTAAGACTTCCTTCCTTGCAAGTTTGATTGCCGCACCAAATGGGTTTGCACATCAAGGTGCTAAGTGTGTATTACTTGTTAATGAAGAAACTGCTGATAGGGTTTTAGAAAGATATATTACATCTGCATCAGGATATACTACAGACGAACAGTATAAACTTACACACCCATATGTTTATGATGACTATGAAAAGGTAAAGAGTTTATACAATAGAGTTCATGGCAATATAAAAATCATGGAGACACATGATAAACAAATGCCGTATGTAGAAACTGTTTGTAAGATTGAGAAGCCTGACGTTTTAATTGTTGATGTTGGAGATAAGTTTGCATCTATGCAAGGGTTTGTAAGACAAGATGAATCTTTGAAAGCAAATGTAATTCATGCAAGACAGATAGCTAAAGTTTACAATTGTGTTGTGTTTTATGTATCACAATTATCGACAGAAGCAGAAGGTAAAGTTGTTTTAAATCAAAGTATGCTTGAAGGTTCTAAGACAGGTAAAGCCGCTGAAGCAGATTTGATATTGTTATTAGCTCGTAATCCTCATGTTCAAGGACAGTTTGAAGAGGATAAACAGAGACATATAAATATTGCCAAGAATAAATTAACAGGTTGGCATGGAGTTTTACATTGTAATCTAGATTATGTGACGGGTAGATACTATGCATAGTATGCAATGTAAAAAGTTCACAGTTTGTGAACATTTGTTTTTAACTAACTATGGAGACTAAAATGGACCCAATTACTTTTTCAGGTGTTGTTAGCTTTGGTATTAAATTAGTTCTTGCCTTGGGCATTACTAAAGAAGTTGTAACCCCTCTCTTGGTTTCAGCTTTCGGAGGTTAATGCTGAAATGAAACTAACTCTCGACATAGAAAATACTACTCTGATGAGAGATGGCAGACATCACCTCGACCCTTTTGAGCATGAAAACTCATTGGTTATGGTGGGTCTGCTACAGGAAAATGGAACTAAGCATATTGTGACATTTGACCACATAGAGAAAGACAAAATAAGTTTGAACAATAAAGATTTAGTTCAGTCTTATTTAGATAAAGCTACTATGGTTATCGGTCACAATATAGCTTACGACCTGGTGTGGTTGTGGGAGTCAGGTTTTAAGTACGATGGTTTAGTATTTGATACCATGATTGCTGAATACGTTTTGCAACGAGGACAGAAGCAACCACTATCTCTTGAAGCGTGTGCTGAAAGATACCTTCTAAAAAATAGAAAGCAAGGAACTCTTAAAGAATATTATAAGAAAGGTTTCTCAACTAGAGATATACCTTATGAAGAACTTGCTGAGTATTTAGAACATGATATAAAATCTACCAAGGAACTTTATGATGTTCTAAACAACAAATTAAATGAGCCTTTAAACAAAGGTTTACAACAAACTGTTGAGTTATCAAATGAAGTATGTATGACTTTAGCCAAGATATATAAACGTGGTTTTAAAGTTAATGAAGAAACTCTTGAGACAGTTAGAGATGAATTTAATAAGGAAAGAAAAAAACTTATTATTGATTTACAGGTTCATGTACATGAATTGATGGGTGACACACCTATAAATCTCAATAGCCCTGAACAATTATCATGGGTAATTTATAGTCGTAAGCCACATGATAAAACAGATTGGCAAAACTCTTACAATCCTTACATGAAAGAAAATACATTTAGGGATATCGTAAATAAGAAAACTACAGGATTTTTATTTGATAATACTAACGAGGTTGCTGGGTTAAAGTTTAAAGCACCTAATGCTAAGTGGGCTAGTGCAAATGGTTTTACAACTAGTAAAATAAATATTGCAGTGTTAGAAAGAATATCAAAAGAAAAGGGTATGGATACTGCTTATTCTTTTCTCTCAAAAGTTAGAAGGCTAAGTGCCGTAGAAACTTATCTATCTTCTTTCATAGACGGCATTTCATCTCATATAAAACAAGATGGTATGTTACACGTTAAGTTACTGCAACATAGAACATCCACTGGTCGTTTGAGCGGGGCAAATCCTAATATGCAAAATATGCCAAGGGGTGGTACGTTTCCTGTTAAGAAAGTATTTGTATCTAGATGGGAAGGTGGCAAGATACTAGAAGCAGACTTTGCACAATTAGAATTTAGAGTGGCT